TAATGATATTACTGGGGAAATTACTGAAGTATTGCCAGAGTACTCTACAATGTCCCGTCGTCCTGGCATTGGTCATAATTGGATTGCTAATTATACACGAGACGTATACCCAAAAGACTTTACAACAATTAGGGGAATGCGAATGCAACCCCCAAGATACTATGATAGCTACCTACAAAACATCGATCCCGACATGTATGACGACATAAAAGCAGGCAGAGCACTATCACAAGAAATCATGCAAATAGAGAATAAGGGCCCGGCTCTATCAGCACGTGAAACAGTAAAGAAGGCCCAATTTAAACAACTCAAAAGGAGTCTATAATGTTCTTAAATTTATACACAATCTACGATACAGTAAGTGAAGTATTCAATAAACCATTTGCCGACATCAATGACGCATCAGCAATTCGCGCGTTCTCCGAGTCGGTTAAAGATCAGGCACATAAAAACGATTACGTCCTATACCACATTGGTGGATTTGACGATAATTCAGGCCAGATAAAAGCGGATAAAGCCCCGCTAAAACTCAAGTCAGGCTTTGAAGTAAAAACAGATAATATTGCAGAACTACCAGAACAATTAAAAAAACAAAGCGGTATATAAATTATAAAGCGGGGGGTTATTCCCCCGCTCAATTATTAGAGGCAAAAACATGAAATCAGTAATGACCCATACTTTTAGCCAGGCGCCATCAGTACAGGCACCTCGATCACAATTCGACCGTTCACATGGACATAAATTTACACTAGATGCCGGCTGGCTAGTCCCTTTCTACTGGGACGATGTATTACCAGGTGACACATTTAATTGTAATGTAACAGCGTTTGCCCGTATGTCTACACCACTATTTCCGATTATGGATAATGCTTTTATTGATACACATTTCTTTTTCATACCGATGAGGTTGCTGTGGGAGAACAGCCGCAAATTCTTCGGTGAACAAATCGATCCAGGTGACTCAATAGATTATCAAATACCAATTTTATCAGGAACAGGAGCATCATCATCAGGTGATTCAGATCTAACAACACAAGCGGGTCGTATCGGCGCATTAATGAATTATATCGGTGTACCTGATGGTATTAATCCTGGTGATGTAGATATTTCAGCATTACCTATGCGATCTTACGCAAAAATATACAATGAGTGGTTTCGCGATCAGAACCTAATCGATTCAATAACAGAACAAACAGGCGACGGACCAGATACAATTGTAAGAACAGGATTTGAACTTCAAAGACGCGGTAAACGTCACGACTACTTTACATCAGCATTACCTTGGCCACAGAAAGGTGACGCCGTATCCTTACCATTAGGAACATCCGCACCAGTATTAGGTATCGGATCAGCAGATGGTGTATATGTAGCAGGTGGTTCAAATAGAACTGAAACAGGTGGAGGAACAACAACATATGCATATGAACAAACAACATCAAATCCCAATAAGTTTTTTATAGAAGGTTCAGCGTCTACAGGCGGCGCACCTATAATAACGGCAGACTTAACAAGTGCTACAGCAGCAACAATAAATGACTTACGTGAAGCTTTTCAGGTACAGAAACTATTAGAACGTGATGCACGTGGAGGTACAAGATATAGTGAACTGGTTCGAAATCACTTTGGTGTTAATTTCTACGATGTTAGTTATCGCCCTGAATATCTCGGTGGCGGTTCTTCTCCTATTAATATCAGTCCCATAGCACAACAAGCAGGTACAACAGACGGTTCAGCAACAGGTGTAGGCGACTTAGCAGCAATGGGAACAGCATCACTTAGTGGTCATGGATTTACTAAATCATTTGTAGAACATGGCATAGTAATGGGTTTAATCTCTGTACGAGCAGATCTCACTTATCAAAAAGGCTTACGTCGTGAATTATCTAAATCAACTAGGTACGATATATACTGGCCCTCTCTAGCACATCTTGGCGAGCAAGAAATTCTTAACAAGGAAATATTCTGTGACGGATCAGCGAACGATGATCTCGTTTTTGGCTATCAAGAACGTTATGCAGAATACCGTTACAAACCCTCTCAAATCTCAGGTCTCTTTCAATCTGACGCGACGGGGTCTTTGGATCCATGGCATTTATCTCAGGATTTTGCTGCACTACCAACGTTAGGACAAACGTTTATAGAGGAAGACGGCGGAACAAATTCAGTATGGGATAGAGTTGTACAAGTACCATCAGAACCTCACTTTATTGTGGATACTTTCATTAATCTCAAATGTGCTCGTCCTATGCCAACCTTTGGCGTACCTGGCATGATAGATCACTTTTAAGGAGTAAATATTATGGGATGGTCAATTTTAGGCGGTGCTAATCCAGTAACAGCTCTGGCATCTGCAATACCAGGTGTAGGTCAATTTACAGCGCAAAGTGCTGCTAATACTGCTAATAAAGATATATCTTCTGCTAGAAACATTTTTGAAGGAGAGGAAGCACAAAAGGCTAGAACATTTTCAGCTGAACAGGCACAAATTGGTAGAACATTCTCAGCAGGTCAAGCAGATATTAATAGAGCATGGCAGGAACAAATGAGTAATTCAGCTGTTACTAGACGAATGGAAGATATGAAAAAAGCAGGTATTAACCCGATACTTGCTGGAAAATTCGACGCATCAACACCAGCTGGTAATATAGGCGTAGCTGGTCAACCTGCAACAGCAAAAGCAAATGCACACGGCGCTACAATGGGTCCTGCACTTATAGATTCAATGGCTGTAATGAATTCATTAATGGACATACGCAATAAGAAAAAAATGGGAGATAAAATCCAAGCAGAAACATCAGGTATAAGATCAGGATTACCAAAAAAAGGATTCTTTGAACAACTATGGGAACCTGCATATAATGATATGAAAAATTTCAAAGATTGGGCTATGCAATACCAATCTAATGCAAAACAAGGCAAAGGATTACTAGACAAGGCAGATAAATATCTAGAACAAGCTACCCAAAAAGCATCAGAGCGTACTTTTCAATTTTTAAATAAAGGTTGGAAAGGTACTTTCAAACCAGTCAAAAAACATTAGGAGATAATAATGTCATTCTATAAAACAAATACAGACGGAACGATTATCCGAAACCGTCAAACATTTACAACACCAGAAGATGAAATAGTCCGTGTTGAACAATCACATAAAGACGAAGTTAATATAAATAATATCGTCAAACGTCATGGCATGGATCTCATTGCCAAAACGGCTGCATTGCAGCAATTTACATATGACGATAATCCAAATAATGACTTTCAGGAGACAATGAACGCAATATTAAAAGCAGAGAAATCATTCTCAAGCGTTCCATCAGAGATACGTAAACAATTCGATAATAACCCCGCTAAATTTATGGATTTTATCCATAATAGCGATAATCAACAACAACTCATAGACTGGGGTCTTGCTAAAGCCCCAGAAACACCACAACCCATTGAAGTTGTGGTAACAAATCAGCCAGAGACTCCCCCGCCTACGCTCTCAGGCGAGGCTGGCTAATACTAAACCCCCGAAAGGGGGTTTTTTTTGCATCGCAGAAAATAACAAGGTAACAGACGCAACGCACTGTCATAAATAAGCTCAAATATTGAGCTAAATCAAAAAAAACTCCCCGCGCAGCCCCCCCTCAGGGGGGGCGAGCATGGGGGGTGGTCTTAGCGGGGCCATGGATGGCCCCAAGAAAGGACTTGTACAAGGATGTACTCGGGGGCCGTAATAGGCGATTAGCGCAGCGTTAAAGCCTAACACGGCCCCCACAGGAGTACATTAAACACAAGTCTAAATAAGCGGGTATACCCGCAACTAGGGCGAAGCCTGAGGCAACAAAAGCCGAATCCGGACAGCAAACTACTTGATATAACTGTCCGGACTGACACCTTTTTATAAAAAAGTGTCAATCCAAGCTTTACAAAAGCTAAAAAAAAAGATTATTATAATAATCAAACAAGAGGTGAATAACATGAAACGATACAAAATGAGCAAAGGCTCATCAAAGCGCAAATTCTCAAAAGGCGCAAAAACTAA